ATCAATACAGTCTTGAATAATCAACTCAGCGAATTTTTCAATATTAAAAATTGATTCACTATAGGAATAATCACCAACAGTCGTATAACATCTAAGCGCAATTTGTTTAATTCGTTCGTTCATCGTAATTCCTTAATTGCTTGCTTAACGTACTTCTTTTCATAATTTGAAAAGCACTTAATGATATCTTCATCACGCAAATAATGTCGATTCCTGAGTTCGTGTTCAGCGATAAATTCTTCGACTTCGTCTAACAACCTATTAAACTTTTCTGGTTTCATTCTTTATTCCTTTCACGAATTCTAAAGGCAACAAGGTCGCTAAAAGCAACAACGTTGTCAGTTACGCCAACTAATCGCGCCTCGTCTTCCGCTATCTTGGCACACCATTCGCGCTCGGAACGTAGCAGGGTCTTGGTGTGCTGATCGTTGTGTTCAAAGAACTCTTTAGTCGCACGGTGAGCGACCAAGTCAGCAAAGCGGTCGAAACTGAGCGCCAACTTGGGCCACTCTGCAATTGCCGAGATAACCTGATTGTTGAACCCAGCCTCCGTCGCCAGAAAAATTATCTGTTCAAGATTCATTCTTCCCCCCTTGCGCGGATTGCGGACTCACAGTAATGCGCCCCTTCAACGTGAGACTCCCAATAAAGATTCGCACAAATTTCCGCGCACTCTTCTCTCTCCTTCTTTCGTTCTTCTTTCAGTCTATCAGCAAACTTTTCTGCAAGAGCATCAAAGAATACCTTAGCACTCTCTTCGGCATCCCCTTCAAATACCATCACACCACCGTTAAAGTCAAGTCTCCCAATATTGTGATCTCCATTGTGAAACACAACATTATAATCTGGTTTCAAATCAAAAAGAGAAAGGGAGTTAGTATTGGTTTCTGTTACTAAATCCTTCATATTCATAGGATAATCAGTAATTTCTTTCATAGATTCTTTGCCTTTTTTAAGTATCAACTCAACAAATCGTTCAGTTTGTTGCCACGCTTCTTCGGTAGCCATTCCTAATGCATAGGATTTTATTCCGGCTTGAATTGCGAGGTCTTCGATTTCTTGTCTTGTCATCTTAAGAACCTGTTACTCTATCTAAGAATAACCGCAGCACCATCTCTACAAACAGCTCCTCGGTGCCCGTCCGTTTGTACGCATTCAGCAAATGCTTGTCGTCCATCTCAGAGATTAAAATTCGCCTTCCATCTCGTGTTCTCCAATAGCCGGGTTCGCGATCCCAAAAGTCCTCTAAATCGTACCCATCATATCCTTCGTCTTCAGCCCAACTCATTATGAACCTCTCAGTCTAAAAATTTCTTTACAGAGTTTTTGGTTCAACTCAGATACCTTCGCTTCGAGTTCTTCAATCTTGTTAGCGGCTTCAGCGATACAAGCATTCGCCACACCATCATCAGACTGAACATCTTCTGATAGGATTCGAAGAGCTTTGATGAGAGTGTTAGATTTAGTCTTCATTTTAATTTACTCCATTTTACCAAATGGTTAATAATGTCCATTGTCTCTTCACCAAGAGATGTTCCACCTCTGGTTTCTTCCCAATGTTTTTTTGCGTCTTCTAAAGAAAAATTTCTACACCCCGCTTGAATTCGTTTAATTCCATCAGCGCAATCGACATAAACAAAGAAGTATCCATCAGATCGTCTGATTCCATATACCCGAGCGTTATCGGATACACAAGCGTTACCGGATACCTGAGCGTCACCATATACATAAGCGTTCCCGGATACCTGAGCGTTACCATATACATAAGCGTTACTGGATACCTGAGCGTCACCATCTACACAAGCGTTATCGGATACCTCAGCGTTACCGGATACCTGAGCGTCACCATCTACACAAGCGTTACCGGATACCCAAGCGTTACAAGATATCTGAGCATTACCGGATACCTGAGCGTTACCATATACATAAGCGTTACCGGATACCTGAGCGTTACCATATACCTGAGCGTTACCGGATACCCGAGCGTTATCAAATATCCGAGCGTTACCGGATACCTGAGCGTTACCATATACATAAGAGTTACCGGATACACAAGCGTTACCATATACCTGAGCGTTAGTATCGACATAGGCGCTGGCTTCTACCTTAGCTGTGTCCGCCACCCAACCACCACCATTGGAGTGTTGGTGGGCAGCTACCGATCCATTACCGTCCTGAAAGTCATATGTAGTCATTTTTTCACCAAAATTTGTATGATAAAGCCATTATATAATAATTGTAAAAAGAAGTAAACTCTTATTTTTGCATCCAAGAAGGTTCAAACCAATCGAGAGTCGTCTTCATAGCCAAAAGATGATTCTCAATCTCTACAATATCCTTTTCTTTGTCACTGGTAAAGACACCAAAGGAATTAGCATTACGATTGCGGTTATCTAGTTCCCTCTCAAGCAAAGCAATAGCGTTCTTAATTTCATTGACCACGATTTGGTCAACCTGTTCTTCAGAAAGTTCAATCATCAATTCCATCATTTGTCCCCCCTGTCACGAATTAGATCGGCGATATGTTTAGACCTTAAGGCGATTGACATATCAATGTCAAAGTTATTTGGATTAAATGGCAACGAAGATAACCGTTGATGAGCTTCGTTAAGTGCGGTGTATTTCATCCATTCATCCTCGGCTATTTGGGCACACGCCTCACGTTCAGCGGCGGCGACCAAAGCAGCGAAACGCTCAAGTTCATCGTAGAAAAGCATATGCGTTTGGAAGACGTCGCGCACTTTCCCGTTTCCCGCCTGCTCGACCAGCCGAATCACATCTTCCCTATTCATTTTGATGCTCCAAATTTCTCAAGGTTTAGACAATCATTATCACGCAAAGCACGAATAACTGCAAGAGCAATACCGTAAGCATTCCGACCTGTATCAACACCCCACTGAGCAGCATTAGTGCATTGCTCTACAATCTTCTCATCCAAGTCCAACGCACGCTCAACGATATCCTCAGGCTTGCCTACACGCTTTAGATAGGCCGACCCACCATCTATAGCAATGGCTCCGCATTCGCAGGATTTGTAATCATGACGATGAGCAGAGAATACAATTGCCTTACACTTAGCGCATTGGGCTTCGTTTTGAATAATCATAATGCAGAATCCAGTTCTTGGTGAATCTTAGAAAGTTCTTCTAATGCTTCTTCATGGTCCAAACACTCAACATCGCGTTCGGCGTCTGCGAACGGCTGAACGACAGCTTTGTTAACGAACTTGAACTTCTCTTCGTCTGACCAAGACTTAAGGTAACCGTTGTCCTCGTCAAAGACGCGAAGGTACTCTTCGTCATTCAATTCTCGAGTAGAGAACACGAACTCGTCTTTGTGCTCTTGAGAGAACTCTTTGTAGTCGCTGTTATGATGGTTATTCATAACATCAGTTGAAGCTGCTTCTGCATTTTCAGCTTCAACTACATATCGCATACGAAACATAGAGACAGTTTCAACCATATACTTTTTCATATCGACTCCATTTGCTTTTCTTTATTTTTGGAAGTATGACTAATTAGTCAAAAAAGTGTGGTTTAAGAATGTAAGATGTAGAGGGCGGGCGATCAACTCCAACAAGACTCTTTCATCTGCCTACATTCTTCCTGGGGAATTCCCCGCGTCACCAATACACCACGAGGTCTCGGTGCGTGTCCTTGACGGGACGTCCCTGTCCCGTTTCGTCTATTGAAGACTCATCAGAAGGACTATGCGGCTTCAGCCATCTCAACCGCAAGTTCAAGAGCGTCAGCCTTAACTTTTTTGCCATTACCAAACCAAGCAGAAGTCAGTCGATTATCCTGACTGCGACCAAGCTTGTGGTCAACCATATAGGTGACGGCATTAAAAGCTGACCACCAACTGCCTTCAGCAAAGTTTGCACCAGGCTGAGTGTGCACCACATCAAGAGCTTTAGAAGCAGAGATGCTCATCTCCTTCTTCTTCTCAGGGCCACCGGCAACCGGGAACACCTTCTTGAAGTACTCGACCAACTTAGGACCGGTGTAGCGACGACCACCAAGGAACTCAGCCATCTCACGATACATGACCAGCTTTTCCTTAGCCACTCCCAGGGTTTCCTTCACCATGTCGCCATCGAACTGGCGGCGGTGAGAGACCTTCACAAAGTTCTTGCTTGAAGTGTTCAAGCTAAGAGTAAGAGTGTTGTTACACACCACTCGAATCGGAGTGAAGCGTACGTCGATGCTCCAACCATATCGGTGAGGATTGCTAAAAAGCAGGTAGCTATCGACCTGATCCCCCTTGAAGAGTTCAAAGCCATCATTCACCTTGGCCAGGGCCCAGACGAGTTGACCATCACGAAGACTGCCAGCAGTGTGCATCTCCATGTCACCATTGGCCACAAAGTCATGAAAGAACTCAAACGCTTCATGATTCTGAAGCACATTCCAATCGTCCGAGACTACGTCCAGGATGGAGTCGTCAGAGTTACGCACCAGGGCGGAGCGGCCAACCGCAACACGTTCACCAGCCACATCAGCATATGCCGGAACCTTACGAACCGTCCAATCAAGACCAGCCTTCTCAAGCATCTGCGTAGGATGCAGATCAGCCGGAACTCGAACACCAAGACCGTGCCACGGCACTTCGCCAGCGTAAGCCATCGTTTCAACCATATGAGCCATAATATATTCTCCAGTGTTATTTAATAATTACAAGTAGATAGTAATGTATTTATGAATTAATGTCAACCAGTCAAAGAAAACACAATATCAGCAAGTTCGTCACCCTTTACATTGATAAAGGTTCTAAACTTCTTGCTAAAGTTTAGAGGGTTCAGCATAATGACTTTATCAGTCCCATGTTTAACATAAGCAACAAGTCGGTCATTCTTTAGGACATAGGTATGATTAGCAGAATTCCAATCACGAGTTGTCTCGCGAAGAACTTCTAACTTGGTGCCGGTTTGAATGTTTAATGTAGTATTCATCATGAGTATATATTACATTAAATCATAAAATATGTACACTACTTTTCAAAACTTTTTCATTAGGCCTGTGACCCAGGGAACCCTAAGGGAACCCTAAGGGAACCCTGGTGATTTAAGCAAGAGTCCAAACGTCTCCATCTTCAACAAAGTATGGGCTATCTATGAATTGAGGAGGAACAATATCAACGTTCTCTTCTTTCTTAAAGTTAAGAAGATTCATATTGGTAAGTTCACCCTCTGGCGTTTGCTTAAACCGTTTCAAGCCTGCGCTTATGTTTCTCTTTGCTTCTTCAGTTACAGGAGTTTGGTTCTTGCGAATATATCCGCATTCCATGCTACAGCAATCCCAACGCTTCTTATGAAGTTTACCACAGATTGGGCATTTCTTTTCTTTATATCTGTGTTTTTTTACTTCTTTCATGCATGTATACGCTGGCAGGACGGGTTAGGCAGGACTTGATGTTTTTATTTATAAAAAAACCCAACAATATTGTTGGGTTCATTAGACAAAGGTTATTAACTTTTAATCATCTGAAGATGCGCCTACAACATGCTTAACTGACATCTTCTTTTTATTTTTGAAGAAGTCTGTTTCTGCTTCAGCAAATAGTTTTCGTGTCAATGCTCGATGAGATTCATCAAATATGGTGCTTAACATAATTTTTGTCAATTTATTCATTTTATAATTTCTATCAAATTTCATAGTATTTCCTCAGATCAATCTATAAATGGGTGAATGTTTTTGTCTAAAAGAGATTTGAGTTTAACATTTTCTTTTAATGTTTTATCTAATCTCTTTTCCATATTTATGTAACTATTTGTAAGGTAGTGATACATTTGTTCTAGTTGAGTAAAATTATCATTTACGTAATAATTAAACTGTTCATTGCTTGTATACATTAGACTTCTCCTAACTGTATAGTGTTGATGGAAATGGTATTTATATTATAAGTTAAACTGTTTGTTTGAATAAATAAGAGATAAAGTTTATTGCTGGAGCTGGTACATGAAATCATTCATAGAATTCTTAGAAGAAAACACATTAAATGAGGCTAATGCTAAGCAAGTTATTGATGTTATGCGGGCCTTCGGCGGTGCTTTCAGACGGGTTGGCCCATCAGCTTTGGTCAAAAATATAGCTGGAGCTGGTGAAGAAAAATTAGCATCTATGTTAAAAAATTTTAAAGGTCCAGGCGTTCAAGGAACTGGTAACGAACTTTCAACAACTGGTCCAGCAAAAACAGGTGAGCTTTTGCCTAGACAATCAACATCTAATGTACCTGCATTAGCACAGCAAACGGTTAATAAAGCGTTACCAGCTCCACAAACAACAACTTCTAATCTACCAAATGTAATCCCGCCAAAAACTTATACTCCAGTAGAACCTACAGCGCAAACAACAACTAAAACATTAGTTGCGCCTGAAACTGCTACAAAGACAGATACTAAAACATTAGTTGCACCTGAAACGTCTACAAAGACGGATACTAAAACATTAGTTGCACCTGAAACGTCTACAAAGACGGATACTAAATCAATTACGCCAACTAAACCTCCTGAACCTCCAAAGCCACCTAAACCTCCTATTGGTCAGGAACCAATTCCGCCAAAACCATTTGGACTTCCAAATTGGGTTTTAGGTAAATCTGGATTCTTAAGCCAGAACCCAGGATTTATTCCATCTATCAAAGGACATGGTAGATTCTATAGTCCTTAATTATAAGAAAAGAAAGCAAATGAAAACATTAAAACAGTTTACTTTAGAAGTTTATGACGTCCAAGGCTTAAATAAAAAAGATCAAGGTTGGAAAAAATTTATTCTTCCTAATGGAGGAGAAGAAACTCGAGCATCATTATTTGATCATATGGGAGAGCATATAGGCACTCATTTAGGACACCACATTTATAAATTTGAACATCCTCTTCAAAAATCAGTAACCTATGCCGCAATAAATCCTAAAACTGGTAAAGCTACTTTGGCTGTGCGTGGAGATGTAAATAGAGCAAAAGTTTTGTCTCATTTGCATTTAGCTAGTTCAGATGATAATACATTTCCAGCGCACGAACTCTATCATCATTTACTTAAACATGGTCATGTTGCAGCTCTTGTAGCTGATGAACAGTCTCCAGGTGGAAGAAAAGTTTGGGAAAAATTAGCCAAAAAGAAAGATGTTAATATTCATGGATGGGATCCTACGTATAGGAAACCTGTAAATATTAAAGTTGGTGAAGATGATACTCATGAAGAAAGCCCACCTGCGCAAATTAGCGGTCAACGTTATCGTGATAAGTATCGTGCCAATAATCCAGATTCATCTGTTCCTCGAATGCAATTAGTTGCACACATGAAAGATTAGAATTAAGATTTTAAGTTGAAAACAGTAATCTAATACACCCAATCAAATCAATCGACATAAGTAAAGTATAGTTCATGATCATGCCAAATGATTTGCGAGTGTAAGCAGCCCAAGCGTACATCCCGCAACCCATAATCCAAAAAGGATACATAACCATAAAAGGCGGATCAGGGACCGTTGCTGCCATAACAATGGCGCAACAAATGCTAATAACCCATGCCAAAAACTCAACACAAAAGCGAAAAGGGTAAGATTTAAAATCATTTATAATCCATTGTATAGTTTTTTTCATATTTAATTTGTAAACTTTTATTCTTCCCAGCCTAATGCTTTAACACATTTCTTTCTACCATGCTTATATGTAAGAATATGAGTAATAGCCTGATCTTTACTTGTCAATCCTGTCTTATCTACAGGAATTCTAGTAAGACTAGCAGCATGGTTTCTTAAATCTTTAAGTGACATCTTCTTTAAACCTGAATATTCTTTCCTAATCTGATCTAAATGCCACTCATCACCGGTTTGGTGTTCCTCAACAAAATCATTTAATGATTTCATTTATTTTCCTTTTTATTTGGCATCCGTGTAAGGATTTGAACCTCAACTAACTATTTTGGAGACAATTGTGCTGCCATTACACCACACGGATATTGTTTGGCTCCCCGAGAAAGATTCGAACTTCCGACCAGAGCATTAACAGTGCTCGGCTCTACCACTGAGCTATCGGGGAATATATTCTATATATTATAATTTAATAGGAAATTATTGTACAATACTTCTTCTAATTCAAATGCTTCTTTTTCCCAGGGTGAGTTTACATAACTATCATATTCTGTAACAAAATCATTTTGTGTTCTAGAAGTTAAGTTATGATTCTCAAACAACTGTTTATTCCAATAGACATTACCATCTTTATACTGTAGTTGCTTCTTTATATATTGTTTACAATGAACTACTTCATGGGCAAGACATTTAATTTGTTCTAAGAATGGAAGTTCTTTTGCAATTTCAATCATAAAGTAAGTTGGTAATAGTTCTGTACAAAAAGCATCGGCTGATAATTTCTTTACTATGTATAAATCTATATTGATGTTTTTTCTCTTAGGCATTAATTGAAAGAAGAAATGTTTGATTGCTGCTTCATAGAAAGAAATCTTTTTCTTTGAGCGAGCACCAAAAACTTCTACCTCAATCATATAGACCCATCACTTGAGATTCTAGTACGATTAGATCTAAAATTCCATCAGAGTACCATCTTGGTATTTCACGATTAGTCCATCGAGCAAATCCATTCTTTTTCATGATATAGTATTGCCGATACGCATTCACCGCACCATTTGTCTTACAATCTTCTGGCATAGCCTGAGGAGGTTCATCAATCAATAAACTTTTAATTGGAATATTGAGTGGCAACCGAGACAAAGCAAATTCAAGTTCACCGGTTTTATGTTGCTTACCATAACGATATGTATATTCTTTCAATAAGTGTTTCCACATAGTAAGTAACCAGGTGTAATGACTTGCATCCTGCCGCGTCCAGATAGCTGAAGGATGGTTAATATGTGATGCTTTATAGATAATGTTGTCTCGATTGTCGTCAAGCTTCCATCGCTTGATTTTACGACCTGAACTATTATCTACATATTGTTGGCCATCAAGCAATCGATGAGCAGTTGACATCAACTGAGCATACTCGATAATCATTTTTACTACATGTTTATCGCAATGAAATTCAGCACATCGCTGCGGGTCATAGTCTAAGAAAAAGATGTTCACGTAAAGTCCTCAAATGCTGATTTGTCGAATTTAGATTTTACACTAGTTCTATGAGAATCGTCAATAATATCTTGTTGAGCGCTTTGTTCAACATTGTATAATTTCATCTTGGATCTGTCAACACCTACAACAAACTTTTTGTAGTTATTTGGATCACTGTATCTATTCTTAAGCTGTTTAACTAAGATCTGATTCAGACCAGCCAACTGATCATTGCTGATGATGGCAAACATGAAGTCGGCCGTTGCTGGTAGGCCAAATGATTCTGATGTATCTTCAAGTCCAACATCAGAGTTGGTATAACCAGTTCTATTTGTTTGAGTAGCGCTAACGATAGGTACATCGAACTCTACAGCAAGGCCACGAATCTCCTCAGCAATCGCCTTGACATACATGTAGGAATTAACATTGGAACCAACCTTCAGCCTGGAGGATGAACAGATGTTCAAGTAATCGATATAGATTATATCAGGTTTAAAGTTCTTTTTAATCTTTAATTCATTCAGGAGGTACCTAAAGTTAGAAGATCCTGCTGATGCGGTTGGGTATTCCTTGATAATCAATCGGCCAACCGTCTTTTCTTTGATCCTTGCAATCTTTTTCTCATACACATCTTTAGGCAGGACAGACAGTTCATCGATTGCAACATTCAATAGGTTTGCATCAATACGTTCTGCAATTCTTTCTTCTGCCATTTCCAAAGTGATGTATAGAACATTCAAACCATCCAGTAAGTTTCCTGCGGCACAGTGGCACATGAACATTGACTTACCAACACCAGTGCCCGCTAAGCAGATGTTCAGAGTCTTATTACTTAAGCCACCCTTGGTGATCTTATTAAAGTATTCAAGGTTGAATGGTACTTTGTTTTCTTTGGTATGATAAAGATCATATCGCTTTTCCCAATCATCAACTAGATCATGTCCAACATTAGTGTCAAAAGAAACCGATAATGCATCAGATAATAGCTCAGGAATAGATCCTTTAGAGATGTCAACTTTCTCATCACCATTAATTAGCTTAATGGACTTTGAGATTGCAATGAATAATGCTTGATCTTGGCAGAATTTTTCACTGTGCTCAATAAGCCAGGGTAAACTGGTTTTGCTATCAACGTCCAATGCATCAATGATTTCATTTGAATCTTTAAACTGACTTTCTGTTACATCGGTTTTATTTTGAAGATCAATCCTCAATGCTTCTTTGGAAGGAACAGTATTATACTTGATTGTGTACGCATCAATTAGTTTAAAGACTAATCGCTGACTATTGTCTCGAAAGTACTCCGCTTTAAGAAACGGAAGTACTTTACGTGTAAACTCCTCATTAAAGAGTAAGTTAGATAGAATCGTCTTCTCGATCGTCATTCACTTCTCCATCATCAGGTTGTTGACCATATGTGAATTCTTTCTTTGCACAATCCTCAAGCACCATAAGCATTTCTGGTGTAAAGTATTTCTCAGGATTGTTATTTATTTCCTTACCATACACACGAGTTCCATCAGGCAGTTCATACCGAGTAGATACTTTCTTTATTATACCATGTGATTCAGCTAAGTCAAGTAGTCCATAGTATCGGTCTAGGCCTTTATCATAGGATAGACGTACTTCAACCTGGCTATTTTCTTTCGATAACCGTGATTTGTGCATCTTAACTTTAATAATGTTACCAATCACATCATTGTTACCATCTTTTTCTTTCTTCTTGGAAAGCATAGCAATAGTAGAAGCTGCATACTTCAACCCTGATCCACCAGAGATCTCATTAGTTGGCACATAGGCACCAACTGCTGCATATACATGATTAGTCACAAGTAATGGAACTTTCACTTTGGCAAGTTTTAGAGTAAGTACTCGGAAAGCAGCTTTAATTACTTGTGCTTTCGTCATGTCTCGTGTTTCTTTACCTTCAGTAATATCTTCCATTTCTTTTGTTGTAGAAAGAAGACCCAGGGAATCAAGCACCATCATAAAGGGAGGACGACTTTCACCTGATTTTTCATAATATTCAAGAGTCTTGATTGCATGGGTCCTAAACTTTTGAATGGTATCCATCTCAGCAACGATTACTCGTTTAGTATCAATACCACGTTGTTCCATCATTGATTTGGTAACCGCAGCTTCGGTGTCATAATACATGACACCAGCATCTGGATTTGAATCTAAGAATGCTTTGACGATTCCAAGTACGAAGAAAGTTTTTCCTGTAGCCGATTCACCGGCGAAAGCAGTAATTTTATTATTTGGCACACCGCCAAAAAGACTACCACTAAGAACTGCGTTAAGAATATAGGAACCAGTATCAATGCATCCACTATACTCTGCAGAACCCTGGCCATCAGCAACGATGCTTGTGTCTTCATCTTTGATTTGCTCCACTAGATTTTTAAAAAAAGAATTGCTCATAGTTTATCCTTATTAAGAAAAGAAATCATCAATAGTTGCTGTCATGTTTTCTTCAGCAACCCAATTAATTTTTTCAAGAATACCATTTAAAGGTTCAAGAAAAGCTTTTTCAAATTGAGTATTGTAATCAATCAAAGAAATGATGTCAAACTCTTTTGGAATGTCATCTGGTGATGAGATAACTTCAATGTTAAATCGATTAGGATGTCTTAGATAACAGAATTTAATCTTTTCACCATTACCAACTAATCTATATTTTTTAGTTAGATCATGCTTCGTGACGAAGTGATTATAGATGAGGGCACCTTTAACATGAATTGGAGTGCCCTTCTTGTAGATTCCACTGCGGTCTATATATTTATTTATACCGTTACAGCCACGAGGAAATGCAATGTCTACAAAAGGTAGATTCATAAAGTCTTGCTTAAACCCCTTGATGTATTCAATCAAAGCTTTATTGTCCTGAGTCATGATAATCTTAAGAGCTTTCTTAATAGACTCTCGACACGCTTGAGGAGTAGAAGATTTAACAGCTTCAATGCCCATGATCTTGAGTTTAGGTTCAGCATATCGTACTCCTTCTGAATCATACACATTCAGGATGTAACGTTTCTTTGCAGTCCAGATTCCCTTATCTGCAATTGATTCACGTTTCATCTTCATCTTTTGTGCATAAGCATTAGTATAGTCTGCCAATTCTTGATAGCACTTATCAATGAATGGTTCAAGTTTTTCAGAAGAAACCTTTGTTAAGAAGTCTGTGATTTTAGTCTTATCTGTCTCGCCCTGGTACACATGATTTACAAGTTCATTTAAGCGAATATAGATTGAATCAGTATCAGACGCAAGGATGTAGTCCTTACCACTAGTCTTAAGCAAACTATTTAAGTACTGGTTCATCTTATTCTCGATCCAACGAATGGTGACTTGGCCGGACAAAGTTACACATTCTGCCAAAGCCAACTGATAATACCGAAAATAGCTATTACCAAGTGCGCCATAAGCTGAATTCAACATGATCTTAAATGCAAGTTGTAGGTTGTTGTACCTGGAGATTTCTTTCTCCAAATCATATGATTTGTTTACCTGATATCGTTTCTGAGCTTCAATCATCTTTTTCTTATAAACAGTACGCATGTTATAGTACTGTTCCATAAGCTCCGGTAGGAATCCTTGCTTATCTTTTCTGAATAAGCAACGATTTGCTGTCTTGATGTAATCAGTACTCCAATCAGCAGCTTCACCAGTTAAGAACGTATCAACATTAATCTCACCTGGCATTTGGCCTGCATACATTTCTGGTGATATATTATACTGCATGATTAAGTGTGGATAAAGACTATTCAAGTCAAATGACACTACCCATTCATGCATTCCGGTCTGAGGTACTTTTACATAAGCACCAGCAAAAGATGTTTGTTCTTCAGGATTATCCAGGGCTCCAACAGTCTTATATGGAATGGCAGGAATATTTTCTTTTGGCGTGATGACTTTAAACCGATTGATTAAGAAGTTGTGTGTAATGATATCCCAAAGTTTTACTACTCCAAATGTATCAGCATAGTTAACTTTTGCAGAATATGACATAGCATATACGAGTTCAATCAACTTAAGCTTATCTTCAAACTTAACGATTAGATCTACGTCTTTAATGTTGTAATCAATAAACAGTTGATAGTTATTCTTATAGAGATCAAAGATACTTCCATATTCAGAGTAATCAATTTTCTTTTCACCAAGTTCTACATAAGCAATATGATCAAGTTTATATGATTCTTGATTGGTGTATGTAAACTTTTTGTATAGATGAATGTAATCTAGAACTGATACGCCAAAGATTTCATATACAACAAAGTCACCATTAGCTTTACCACGACTTACATGTCGTGTATTGATGATACTCCAAGGTGATAGTTTTCGAGTAAACTCTTCGCCGTGAATCTTATTAATCCGGTTAATGATATATGGAATATCAAATGCTTCAATGTTCCAACCGGTCACTACATCAGGATCAATTCCAAACCAGGCATGCACAAACCCACGAAGAAGATCTGCTTCATCTTTGCATTTAATATAAAACACGTTTTCAACATGGGAATCATATTCACCTACACCCCATACAAAAGTCTTTTCTTTGAATCGTAAAGCAATTGCTGTGATTTCTTTATCTGCTTTGTCTGGTTCAGGGAACCCGTCATCCGACGCAACCTCAATGTCAATATAAATGACACGAATCTTAGTTGCATCGTATTCAATATCATTTTGAAACGTATCATTGATCCAAACATAATTAAACATATTTGGACTTTGACCATGAATGCTAAAATTATCTACATGCTTATAACTTTCAACAAAATCTTTTGCATCACGAACAGAATCAAAGTCCATTCGATCAACTTTAATATCGTCAAGAGTAGAATATATTGCTTGTTCAGGCTTACGTGATTCAACAAAAAGATATGGTTTACATTTTGTTTTACGTTGAATGCGTCGACCTGCTTCATATCCCCGATAGAAGAGGTTATCACCACGAAGTAGTACTGAAGTATAAAATTTCATTCATAATCCTATAAATAACCAGGGAATGGTAATATTATATACCATTAATTAAAATAAAAACACAATAAGGAGTCTTTTATGAGTTTAAAAGATTTTCAAACAAAAATTGGCGTAACTCCTGATGGTGAATGGGGATCAAGCACCCTTAAAGCCGCTGTAAATTATTTTAAAATGCCTAAAGTTCGTGCTGCTCATTTCTTTGCTCAAACTGCTCATGAAAGTGGCAACTTCAAAACTCTATCAGAAAATCTAAACTATAGTGCAGACGGACTTGTCAAGATCTTTCATAAGTACTTCCCTGATATTGCTGCTGCTACTTCTTATGCTAGAAATCCAGAAAAGATTGCAAATAAAGTATATAGTAATCGTATGGGTAATGGCGATGAAGCTTCTGGTGATGGTTGGAAATACAGAGGTCGAGGAGCTATTCAATTAACAGGTCGTGAAAATTATGCTGCTTTTGCAAAAGCTTTTGGTCGACCAGATATACTTTCAAATCCAGACGTTGTTTCTGGTGAACTTGCTTTTGAATCGGCCATGTTCTTCTTTGATAAGAATAATCTTTGGGAAATATGCGATAAGGGCGTCAACGTTATATCAATTACATCTCTAACAAAAAAAATCAATGGCGGAACGATTGGTTTAGAAGAACGTAAAAATCATACTTATGAGTATGCAAAGATTTTAGGAGTCTAAAATGTCCTTAAATAAACTTACTGCAATAGTAACTATTCTCGTAACAGTAACACTTTGTGCCGTAGTTGTATTAATGGTAGCTACATTGATGGTAGGATTGTTTAATGACATCGTAGATAATATGGAAATTTTTAAACTTATAGGCCCAGCTTTTCAGACTATCATAGGTGGATTTATAGGGTTATTAGCTGGTATTAAATTGAAAAGTATTGATGCAACTGAAGAATGAAAAAGGGAGCATTAACTCCCCTTTCCTTTTTTAGATTAAATGCCAGTTCTCATAAAATAACTTATCAATGAACAAGCATTAAATAAGATCAAAAGTGACAAAGCTGTATTGTCTTTAATAAGATTCATTTTTCCTCCGCAAGAAACTGTTTAGTAGTTGGTTCTTTAATTTCGATCTTTTTGGGCTTCTTATGATCAGGAATAATACGCTCCAGAACAATCTGAAGAATACCATTTAAAATCTCAGCACCCTTAATTTCGATAGAGTCATTTAGAGAGAATGTTCGTGTAAAGGCACGAGTACTGATTCCCTTATAAAGGTAAGGATTAGCATCGTCATGTTTGGAATTGCCCGTGATGACTAGCTTATCCTCGACAAATTCAATCTCAATGTCAGAACGACCGAAACCAGCTACTGCAAGCTCGATTGCGTACTTGTTCTCATCAAGTTTCTTGATGTTGTACGGAGGATAGTGTGGAATGCTCTTTGTGATATCGTCATGAAGTTTTGAAGCTTCGTTGAAGACGTGATCAAACCCAACAAAGAACGAATTGAAAGCGTCCCAGTTTTTTGGGACAAAGTATGTCTTAGTCATAAGACCTCCTGTTAAGCAAGGTTAATATATTGGCAGTTTATACGCTACTGCCAAACGCGCCACCCCAAAGGCATGGCAATCTCAAACTCTATTTATAACGTATTTTTAATTACGTGTACCAGTCTTTGACGAAAAGAGTTGTTTCCAAAGCTGCTTTGCAGATTTTTCAGTTCCATTATGAATTACTTTACCATCATCGCGTCGAATCTGCCAATTGCCATTACGACGTTGCAATAGTTCAGTTCCATTTCTAGAAGTTGCATGAATTTGCTCGTCTGGTTCATCTAAGTCGGTTTCTTCGGTATATCTACCTCTATAAGAAGAGGTAGTTGCTTGAGCACCATGTATATGTTCTTTAGCAGCTTTAACGGCTTGATTTATACCAGCTTCTGTACCATCGTGCTTAAAATCTTCTGAATCACCACTTAAATGATGAACTGCCATTACTTCACCTTTATAAAAAGCAATTTGGCCAATTTCACGACCATTTGGTGCTTTTACACGAATAGATGGTTTGGTGGGTGAATCTCCGGCTACATCGCCATATGAATTTCTTACTTCGTTAATTATTTCTTTTAAAGTTTTCATTTATTTTCTTCTTCCAATGTTATATTAAGCAATTAATTCCCAATCATCTTTCTCTTTATGAGAGATGATTTTAATCTGACTGATAGGAGCCATTAGTTCTGCAATATATTCTGGTCGTACAACCTTAAGTAAACCCCATTGCTCTAGTAGAGTAGCAATAGTGTTTCTTCTGGACATATCATCTTCAGAGAAATTAGATGGCTTACCATCTAACATAAACAATTCTTTAAAATGTACAATATAATATTTTCCCTGCTTATGAAGAATATGACAAGATTGATATAACGTATTATCTTTTTTCGATGCTACACCAATACGCGTTAATGTTTCTTTTATCTTTAAAAAGTCTTCCTGTTCTAGAAGACTCACTTCAACTAGGGAATCTACTACACTCATTTTTTTATCACTCCGCCTTTTTGTAATTTTTGTTTCATAAAATCAATATTACCTTTATTTATTATTTTATGAATTTCGGCGGCTCGAGTGTAGTTACACCCATAATATTCACAAATTATATCTAAATCATCACTTTTTTCTTTCTTTGCCCACTTACTAAATCTTTTCTTTTTGGGGATACCGTTTATGTAGTATTCAAATTGAAGTTTATTATCAATGTGAGCATACTCATTAATCTCATTTGCATATAAGATGGTATCAATAAAGTATGATAATGACTTATTGACCATAAAAGGAGTATAACCTTTTTCAGCCAACTCATCATTATCCGTACCAACCATTAGGTTTTTCTTTGTATCATTAATAGCATTCACATAGTCAAAGGGATTCATGTGAACTCACATTCAGTCATAATCATGGTTAGGCAGGCCACGATATTGATCTCTGGATCAGCTACAAAGGCAGCTTTGAATTGATAATCACCAATGATTAAAACGAGTTGAGGAATAGATGCAGGCTTAATGTATTGAGAAGCTGTGTCATAGATCTTACGAAATAGAACAGAGGTTTCAATATCACTATTCTCGCCAACCCACTTTCTCATGTTGCTAAACGATTTAGTTTTTAAGAATTCAAATAGTTGCTTAAAACTTTCATCTCCTAGATTAGTCAAGATACCACTATCAATCTTACCAGTAGCAGAATAACGTTGAAGTTCATTTAGAACTCGTCGCCAATCTGGAAAGTACTTATTAATAAGTTCTGCAAGGACCGCATCACTAAACTCAACACCTTCAACTTCAAGGATACCCTTACACCGCTTCATGAACTGAGAAGCCATTTTAGCTTTCTCATTATTAGGAATCTTGAAATCAATCACAGTACATCGGCTATGAAGAGGTTCAATAATCTTGTTCTTGAAGTTACAAGTAAGGATAAACCCACAGTTCTTTGAGAACTCCTCCATGAAGTTTCTTAAGGCTGGTTGAGTGCTATTGGGGTTTAGATAATCCGCTTCATCTAGGATCACATACTTTCTTCCACCCATTAATGACATGGAAGAAGCAAACTGACTGATGTCAGTACGAAGAGTATCAATGTTACCATTCATTGAACCATTGATGATCATATAGTCACATTCCAACTGCTCAAGCATGGCACGAGCAACTGTAGTTTTACCTACACCAGCTCGGCCAGTCAGGAGCATGTTTGGAATGGTACCATTGTTTACAAACTGTTGGAAAGTGGTTTTCAATCCAACAGGTAGAATACATTGATCAATAGTCTTAGGTCTATACAGCTGGGACCACAAAAAATCATCACGAATCATAATATAAAGCTCCAATCAATTAAATAATAACCACAGACTCGTATAGTGCCTGAAACTCCTCCATCTCTGTTACTTCATCGGTAAATGAATTATTGTGATATACCTTTGCCATCTTACGCAAGATCCGCTTATTCATATCATACTTTTCAGCAGCAGCATCAATAGCTTCTTTGATATATTCTCGTTCTGACTTAATACGAAGCATCGAGTTTGAAATTTCAGTCAACACACCAAGAATATCTTTCTTGTCTTGATCAATCACTATTAACCCTCAAACTTTGAATTAGCTTCAGTTGCAATCCAGTACTCAAGTGAACTTGACTTGAATAGTGCAATACCACGAGCAAGAGTAACACGATAAGTGTCATGCATAATCTTCATGTTTTCTGATTTGAAGATGATATTGAAACTCTTGTCGGTAGTACCAACCTTTAGTTCAAAGGAGTTGTTGGTTGGGTTCTTTACATCGACTGCTCGATAGAATACTTCACCATCTACTCCTACGACTGATACTTCTGGCAACTGAAGTACGCCAGCCGCTTTCATCAAAGACTGATGCTGATCTGGCGTAAGATCAAACTCAAAGTAAGGATCAATTGCCTTCATCTCCTTGTTAGGAGGCAGGACCATGTTTTCTGGATCGCCAAAGATGTAGTTAACACTTTGCTTACCATCGGTAATCTTAACATAGTTCTTATCTGAAAAGATAAGTTCCGGATCAGCAAACAGTGAAAGAACACTAAGGAATCTATTCAGTTCAAACACACCAAAGTCATTGGTGATGTTATCATCAATGGTTGCTTTAGCCATGATTGTTTTATGAGGGGACATCGTTGCCAATGTGTTACCCTCACGAAACATGATTGAAGGATTAATGGTGCTGAAGTTTTTCAGCACCGAGATTGTCTTAGGACTTAGTTTCATAATATAAATCCCCTATCACTTTTTCTTTTTGTTAAGAAGTCCGGAATCAGCAGTAGCAGAAGCACCAATAGAAGCTAGATCCGCAAGCGATCCACCAAAGATATAGGTACCAACGTGTTGTAGTTGCATCCAAGGACAGAACCAAACCTGGAGACCCATCTTCTGAACGTTATAGCAGAACATGTAATCTTCTGATAAATAACGCTTGGATTCAGGATCAATGATGCAATCAAAGAATGCCATGATCTCGCGGCTACCATCAAAATGTTCGGTACGAACATGATCAGGCTTATAAGAAAGTTGAGGGAATTCTTCCTGATACTTCTCAAAAGTACGGCGACGAATCATCATGAACCCGGTACCAATCTCAGATACTTCAACTGGCTCACCAATTGGTATAGCACCCTGGTTTGATTTAGGATTAAAGACATAATCACCTACATACTTTTCAAGAGTATTTGGATCTTCATCTGCCACGCCCTTATCTACTGCAAGCTTGATCTTTTCCCAGCTAATGCACTTCTTAGGATAAGGACCACCAATAACGTCATAAGGACTTGCATCATCTTGCAGAGCAAGAAGAGCAATAACGTCATTTGGATTGAATCCAATGTCACTATCAATGAACATTAAGTGAGTTGCATTTGACCGCATAAACTCATCAGCACAATAGTTGCGTGCTCGTGTGATTAGCGATTCATTGAATAGGAAATACAACTGAAGTTGAATTCCATACTGAGTGCAAAGTGAAGTTAGATCAGCTACTGACCTAGCAAACATGCCTGCACATTGGCCACCATACATTGGCACGGCCAGAAATAACTTACGCTGACGTAAGTCTTCAATCGGAACTTTAATTTGAAAATTACTCATTCAATTCTCCTTTGTTAAGAACTACTATATTACCATACTTGTATATTATTGTACACCATTCTCCAACTCATGTACGTAAAGCTGAATCATTGCATAATGAATGATCTTCATTAAGTCTTTACGATTATAACCATCTTTCTTACCATATCTCTTAGCATATTTCATGATGTTTCCAACACAGAATCCTGCGCCATGTCCAGCATCTATGATCATATCCGTGGCTTGATACTTTCCACTATAGTGCTGAGAATATGTTGAATCAATATAATCCATGATCTGTTTTATATTCTTATCTTCATCATACTTATAATCAATCTTCATACTAAAAAGTTCTCCAAGGTGCTTTGTTTTTCATCCATAATTTTATGCGTTTGCGTTTGATTAAACTGAAACACATAGGTCGAATCCACCATTTCACGATTTCCTTTTAAATATTCAAGGATTTCTGTTGCCATATCTGTAGCAGTTTGTACTGGAACATTTTGACAAATATGATTCACTGTCTTCTTATGATTAAGAAGTTCAAAATCTTCTGGCAGGCCCATGATTGAAAGTGCTTCTCGATATGTGATATATCGATCTTCATATGGATGAGTTAAATTCACAGGATAATGACTAATAAAAGCACCAATATATCCTTTAGGAACCGTAAGTCCTCTTTGCATCACATTCTTTCCATCATTAAGTTTATTATATTTATACATACACTTTGCAACTTCTTTATCTAGGTTGCAATTATTCATCCAGTCAGCAACATCTTTATAGTTGTATCCCATCTTTTGAATGTACATCATTACATTAACTTCTCTGTCTGATTGTGATGCATCAAAAAATTCACGATGTGAGATGCCGCCATGAACTACTTCTAATGCAAACTTATAATATGGATCATCCGTTGGAGTCTTAGGATTGATTGGTTCCATAAGATTAGTTGTCTTTACATTTGTAATAAGATCTTCAATCTTTTGATATGGTCGATTATAATAGTTGAGAAGTGGTGTCTTATCGCCTTGCCAAAAGAAATAAAATGTACGATCACGAATCTGAGGGACGCCGTGTAATAAAGACCATGTTTTATAGATTGACATGCTATATCCGTTTTCACGGGCTGTTTCATACATCTGTCGTCTGACATTTGTTCCAATCTTATAAATCAACTGAGGTGCATTCTCTCCCCATAAAACTTTAGGTTTAATTTCAGAAAGAACATACTTAGTTGTTTCAAGTAACCATTTATTGTTTGGGTTATTGTCGCCATAACCCTGGGAAAGAAGTGATAATCCTGCGCATGGGCAAACAGATCCAATTACATCTACTTTTTTATCTGGTTTCATTCCATCATCGAGTACGTAATATGGAACTTCATTCTTAAAGTAATTAACCAGATGTGAATCATTCTTTGCAAAAGCTTTATAAGACATTAAGTACTCTGGCGGTGAACCAAAAGCTCTCATTGATCCTATGGTTTCACCACCAATAAGTGGAATAATAGATGCGTGTTTAATATTCATAGTTGTGACTTAATATAATCTTTTAAATTATGCTTAGCTTTCCATCCCAATTCAATTGTTTTTTGAGACAAAACATCTGTTATTATTCTATTGCCTTTTACTTCTGGCATCATACACGGCTTTAAGCCAATCAATTGCGCTAATTCTAAGATACTAAACGATTCAGGAGAACCTATGCCATAGTGATCGCCTTCTCCTTTCATCCCTACAAGTATTAAACCATTGATAATATCATTAATGTGTGTAAAGTTTCTACGTTGAACTCCTGGTGAAGTCACAGGTAAAGTAGTTCCGCCTTCTTTTTTAATTTTTAAAAACTTAGCAACTACAGTACTATACTTACCATCTGGTATCTCACGCTTACCATATACATTATAAAAATACGTAATGGCATAGTTTAAACCATACCATTTAGCGTAGTTTTTAACGTAATCAACGTTTACTGACTTAGTCCATGTATAAGGAGATAATGATCCACTTTCAATACAAAATTTTGTGCTTGATGCTGAATATATTAGTTTAGCATTACAGGCTTTAGCAAATTTAACAATTGCATTAATAGAATACAAATTATAATCAAGAACAATGTCTAAATCATCATATGATTGTTCTACTCGTGAGTATTCACCAAGATGATAAATGATATCAAAATTTGTTGGGATAATATTATAAAAAATATGCTTTACGTCTGCATGGATATAAGAAACGCCTTCAATATGATTATTAATACTACCACTTGAATAGTTATCTATAGATGTAACTGCATGTCCAAGTTCAACTAATCGTTCACACAGATGTGAACCTACAAATCCAGCACCGCCTGTTACCAAAATATTCATAATCAATCCTTAATGTAAGGCTTCATCTTTTCAAACATGTCAGAATAGATATACTCTGAATCTTGATGATATTTATAGAATTCATAAGCCATGTTACGATATTCATCACGCATAACATCGTCTTTTTCTAATTTCTTAATGAGGTCTAATGCTGGTTGCATATTATTATCATCAAGCCAAACTGTTCCCGTATTAACGCTTTCGATCAAAGGGATACCAGTAGTGCGGTGTTTAGCACGTTGCCCCCAAGCTGCACGAAATACAGGAATTACACCAGTTGCTACGATTTCACAATGGGTGTATTCAATAGCATTTTCTATGTATTTTTGATTTAGAATAGATAATTGATACCCAAACCCACAACGTGACATACGTTCTAACATTTTATTATTATTGTATGGGCCAAATACATATGCTAAACCACCATATCCATTAGACATATCAACCACGTCTATGTCATCCATAATGTGAGGATGGAAATCACTTAGAAGCTTAAAGTCTAAATATGCAGGTGATTTTTCAATTCCTTCAAAGGAAGTAAGACATTGATTGCCTTGAAGAAAATTATTATGGAACTTAAACATTTGCTTATAGCCTTTCCAAGAAGTGGTTCGGCCAATCCATTTATGGTGTTTAGCATCTTGATCTTTAATATCTTTCCAATATTGCTTCTTGGTTGGTTCAAAATCATAACCAACTTGATATGCAAAGATTGGTGTAGGATTAACTGGTTCATCATCAAAGAAAGATGAGAGTCCTGCTGTTCCTTCTAATGCATGTACATGTTCACAGAAATCATTTGATCTAGATAAAGAAAACATTAGAGTAGAAGCGTTAATTGATTCATCTAGTGCTGCATTACGATTAATAGATAAACTAGCATGATCCAATTGTACTAATACTATAGGCTTTTTAATTGAAGAAAGAATGCGCTTAAAGTTATTAATACATCCAATAGGATGTCCTTTAGAATTATGATATTGTCTAGAAGGTAATGATGTAATAATTACTACATCTACTTCATTGCATTTTTTAATGATAGCATCTACTTCTTGATCATTAGCAAATAAAAATGATTGAATCTCTTCACAAGCATGAGCCATTTTACGACTCCATTTCTTATCGCTACTCGCAATTAGAGTAGAACGTATTCCATTTTTATTGAACCATTTATTTTGTTCTAATGAAAATTTAGTTACACCACAACCTTCGATGCCACGTGCCATCATTATTACAACATCTTTAATCATATTCTAATCCTTTAAGGTACTACCCAGACTTTATCATACCAATTTACTATAACACCGGCTTCTTTAAACATAGCATAAGATTGTTCACCTGACACTTTCCATTTTTCAGAAATATCAACTTTTGCTATCTCTGGAGTATATATGACTACACGATTAATGCCTACTTGAATAACACCTTTAGCACATTCTGAGCAAACTGGCAAGCCATACACATAAAGTGTAGCTTCATTTAAACTTACTCCATTTAATGTAGCATTATAGATACAATTCATTTCTGCGTGAACAACATACTTATATTTTTCTTCACGATTATTCAATCGTGGTTGTGTATCCTCAATTCCACGAGGAAACCCATTATACCCCTGAGATAAGATTTGTCCACGTTTACCAACAGTGATAGATCCAACTTTAATAGATGGATCCTTGGACCATGAAGAAATGTATCGAGCTAACTCACTATATTTCATATCCCAATTTGTCATTTAATTAACCCAAAATGTCTTTCATATATATGTAATGACCCAACACTCCAGACGATATTACCTAATTGAATAGCTAAATCGTCACATAATTGAAGAGCAACATACTGTTGCCACGCAAAATCATTCTTATATCCAAACACTACATCATTAGATCTCATGTTTACAAGAGCATGTAAACGATCATAACGAATCAAGTATTGTACGGTATTAGTACACATAAAATCATTCATACCAAGAAACTTATAATCATAGTGCATGAATGGTCGTGTGTAGATCATAATGGCACGACGAGAATTAGGGTTTTGTCTTAATTCTTGAAGAACTTTCTCATATTGTTGACCATTCTCTTCACTATAAACACACCATCCATAGTTTGAATTAATTTCACCATGTTCATTTGCAACTTGTTTCCAGATTTCTGGAGTACCACCAGGGATATCATTCACATTAAGAGATTGTGACTTATACCAATCCAATTCACGGGCAATATATTCAGTGTTTACTGTGCCAAAGATTGCTGGTTCATCAGCAATGAATTGCGCGCCAGCTAATTCAAGAGTCTTGACGCCAGTCTTATCAATTACAAAATCTTCAGACCTAAGAGCAAGATTAAAATATTCACGAATAGAACTAACAGTATTGTGACGCATCATCCACCATTCCTTTAATAGCAAGTGCTGTAGAAGTACCAACAAAAACATTATCAGAAAACTGTACGGGTTCTACTTTGCGATTGAAGATATCGCGATTAGGTTGTTGTCCTTCCATTGAACCACGTAACCAAGACACAGCAAAAGAACAATAGTTGATAATGTCTTTGTATGTATCTTCAAGAGATTCAAAGTTAGGAGTGTTTTGCGTAGCGGATTCAAGAAGAGATTGGGCACGGTAAATTTTACCCTGGATAATGTCATGAATAGTATCAACACCACGGCGATAGTGCATTGCTTGCACTACATTTGAATTAGGATTTTGATAATCGTTGGATTTTTTGACTTGTAGATCAATACATTCATTTAGAACTTTAACTGATTCTTTCATAATATTTACCTATATTTAGAAGGTGATAGTTCACATAGTTCTTCAGCTTGTTGAGTATTATACACAGTATCATATAAAAGTAAATCTTTTATTTCATACATGCGACAAAGTTCATTATTAAAGGGCATTTCAAAATGTTTTCTTGGCTTTAAAGATTCCCAGACTTTAATTCCAAGTTCTGGGCTTGATGGTATTTCAATAAAGAATAATCTATCAACAGCATCACACTTTTTCCATTGACTATAACCTAAACAAAATGCATCATATTTCTTAATCTTTACAAGAGTTTTAGTTTCAACGGTCAAACCATTTGCGGTCATATCTTTAACTGAATCAAATTGATTCTCACTAATTACTACAACATAACCATTCTTTTCTAAGACGTGTTTATTTATGTCTTCACCAATGCAACCAATCCGTTTAATCTTTTCACCCCTGTTCATCAAATAAAGATCCCAATAACCCAACATTATCTTTATGACTCGGAGCAACCCAACCTTCTGGTTTTATTAGATCTGGAAGACCAAGAGGATTTGGACGACTTGGTTTAATACCAACCATTTTATTCATATTGGCTTCATGTACTCGATCCCATGCAATATTAGCAGACACATCAAACAAATTAAGTGTACCAATAGCAACTACACAAAGATCAATTAAAGCATCTACTACATCATCAGCGGTCTCAGCCGAGATTAGTTCATTCATTTCTTCTTCAAGAAACTTGATACGAAATTGTAAAAATTTATTTAATTTTGCTTTATCAAAGGTTTGAACTTTTTCAAAAACACCATATTTTTCATGCATTTCTGTAATATCTTCTGCCCAATCACTACTCATATTTGTGTTCCTATATTAACTGCATTGAACTCTTGTCATTTTCCAACATTGACATGTTTTACACATTTTGTTTGAATCATTCATATAACATTCAGAAAATTTATTTTCAATATATTGTGATTTATCATCTGTAAGATAGCGTATGTTTAATAGATTATCATTTGAATGCGCTTTTATAATATGCTCTTCATTATCGTAGAAGAATGACATATTGGTATTCAACCAATTTACAGCGCATTGACCATTACTAAAAACTACACCTTCTGCAATGATTGTATCTTGATCTTGTATTAAAGTAAATAATTTCATGATCGTTTGACTTTCTTAAGTCTATTTTCTAACTTTGTTTTTGTTTTTTTTGCTCGACTTACAAGAATAGGATTGGCTCGTCGAAGATAATTAATTCCTTCAAGATGATCATATTCATGCTGAAAACAACGAGCTGACATACCAACAAGCTTTTTAGTATGTGTTTCTCCAAACGCATCAGTATATCTAACTTTAATATACATTGGTCGTTTAATTTTAACAAACATTAATGGATATGAAAGACATCCTTCTTCGAGAGCTACTTCTTCAGTAGATCTATCAATGATCCTAGGATTAAAGCATACCATTGTTGGATTAGATCTCATCACAAATACACGATATGGAAGTCCACACTGATTAGCAGATAAGCCTAAACCATTATGATGATTCATAGTAGTGATTAGCTGGTTGGCTAATAGCACTGGATCCATAGGTGGATTTTTAAAATCAAATGATTCCATTTTTGTATGAATCATTTGATCATTAGGAGAAATTAGATTTAATGGCTGTAGTTCAACTTCTGACATAAAATTATTCCATGCTAAATTGCGATACGACTAAAGTTTTTATACTTTTCAAACTTGATTACTGAATGAAACTTGTCATAAAGTGAATCGCCTTTGTGACTAATGATGAACACATTAGTGTCTTGTGTGAGGGTGTTTAAGATTTTAAGAAACTCTTCAGTTCCTGAATTATCTAAGGAGGAGTCAAAAATTTCGTCCATGATAAGGAGGTTAGTGCTAGCACTGTTACGTAATTTAGCAATTGCTCTCCATGTAAATAATAAAGCAAGGTCAATACGAAGTTTTTCACCTTCTGAAAAAGAAGCATAACTGAATTCATCTCGATACCTCGATTTAATCTTTTCTTCAAAGTTTTCATTAAGCTCAAAATTAACAAAGAAGTCCATTGATGCTAGATATTTATTGATTAACTTATTCATCACTGGAACATATTGCTTAATGATCTTAGTTTTTATACCTGAATCTTTTAACAAGGAAGCTGCAAGATCTAGTGTATTTTTATAGTCTGCTAATTTGTTTTTCTTGTCAATAGATTTTTCTAAACTATCATTTAATTGTTCAAATTCAATAGCATTCACATCGTTTCTAGATGTCTGTGATTCAATCGTTTTAATGTTAGCGGTGTAAGCATTAATTGTATTTTCACACATTCTAATCTGATGAATATACTCATCAATACCATCGAGATTTGCACTAATTTGTCTGTTAACTTCTTGTATCTCGTCTATACGAGCATAGCAAACTTTCTTTTCTTCTTTAAGTTTCTGTAAGGCCTCATTCAATTCTTGAAGTTGAAGATGTCGAGTATCTACTTTTGACTGTTTAAAATCAACTTGTAATTCTTGTTTACATGTCGGGCAGTTGTCATTGTCATGATAGAAAGAGATTTCTTTTTCAATCTTTTTCTGTTTATCAGAAAACTTATAAGTTAGTTCATCCAGTTTCTTAAGTTTACTGGTGATTTTAGATTCGTCAGTGATCTTTTCACGTAATCCAGTGTTTTCATTCTGAACAGTTTTTTGTAGACCTACCCATTTATAAAAATCTTGTTGAGCTTGATTGATCTTGCTTTTATAGTCAGCAATGAGTTCATCGTTATTCTGCTTTAACTTTTCAACATTCTGACGGTATAGATCAATCTTCTGTTGAGCCAGTTTAATCTCAACATCAGCATCAATGATTTGCTCTTTATTCTGTAGAACCTTACCTTTAAGTAAGATGTTCATTGTTGAAAAGATTTCGATGTCAAGCAGATCTTCAATCACTTCACGTCGATGAGCTGCAGGAAGTTGCATGAATGGAGTGAACGAAGCTGAACCAAGAATGACAATTTGTGAAAAAGATTTATGATTAAGTTTAAGGATCTGCTTTTCAAGCATTTCCTGATATTCTTTCATCTCAGCGTTTTGATTGACAAGGTTACCATTCTGATATACTTCAAAAAGATTAGGTTTCATGCCTCGTACAATCTTGTACTGGTGCTTCCCAATCTCAAATTCAACTTCAACAATTAGATTTTTATTGTTGATTGAATTCATTAACTGAGGTTTATTGATTTTTCTAAATGGTTTACCATACAAAGAAAAAGATAAAGCATCAAGAATAGTTGATTTGCCTGCACCATTCTCACCAACAATCAAAGTTGACTTACTACGATTCAAATCAATTTCAGTAAATGTATTTCCAGTTGAAAGGAAATTCTTCCATCGTAATTTACGAAATAAAATCATTATTCCACCATTAATGCTTCATTATACAATTCTTGTAGAAGCAATGTTAGTTGTTCATTATCACTCTTTGACACTTGAGAAGCATACTTATTTAGTAATGAGAAAGTATCTTCAGCTTCTTCAAACAAGTCTTCATCCAATTCAAGGTTTAGATTTAAATGATCTTCTACCACTTGAAGATCAGCAACTCCAGCTTTTTCTAGTTTATCTATGAATAGATCAAACATATGAAGATTAGTTTTTTGTTTCACAACAACCTTAATAATACAGTCAGCATACTGTGAAAAGTCTTGATTCACGATTTCCATGTAATCGCTATCAGCATCATTATAGAATATCTTATGAAAGATTTTATCATTATTCTGAATGAATGTCAACTCACGTGTGCTCGTGTCAAACACATGAAACCCACGCGGATCGTCATAGTCTGACCATGTCATTTCATAGGGTGCACCTAAATAATTGATATTGCCTTTGCTTGACTTATGGTGAAAGTGACCTGAACATACAATATCAAACTTATCAAAAAGCTTTGGATCAAACCCATGATTGTTAGGTGAACCTTTATACATCTCAAATCCGTTTAGTTCAAGGTGTCCAAATAGAACTTGAGCATCTGTCATTTCAATAGCAGACATACATTGTTCATAATTGTCAGAACAAATCCAGGGCATGAATAGAATCTTACAACCATCAATTCTAAATTCTGTAGGTTCAGAATAATAGTTAAAATGAGCATTATCGCGATATAATACATTCATTGAGTTAATTTCATTCGTATTCTTAAAATACGTATCATGATTTCCAATAATTGCATGTAAAAACAACTTATTCTTATGGATTGGCTCAATAAAATCGTTATCTAGATTTTTAGCAGTAACAAAGTTGATGTACTTACGTCGATCTACAATATCACCAAGATGAACAACATAGTTTATTCCATGCTCTTTTAGATATGGAAAGAATACGTTCTTATAGTATCGTGCAATATGTTTTGCAAACACCGGGCTGTCATTCCGGCATCCCCAGTGAGTGTCAGTTATAAGAGCTACTTTTGTCATTATTCAACTATTTCTTTTTCTAGATCTTGAATGTCTTCTTCAATGAAGTGTTCTATACCAACTGGTTCTTTAAGTTTCTTTTTCTTATTCATTGTTTCTTCAAACGAACGAACAAAGTCATTCATGTGTTCATTTTCATAGTAGTGTTGTTCTGTTTTTTCATTCCATTCACTTTGTTCGATATGGTCATTGTGAATCATTGAGCTTTCAATCAACTTATGTTTAGTATATAAATGCTTCTTTTCTTTAGTGATTCGTCGAATAAAAGCAAAATATACAATTTGAGTAATGTAAGCAAATGGATTACTGGATTTGGCAGGATCAAAGTTATCAATATACATCAAACAATTTTCTATACCATCACTAATCATTTCATCTTTAAATGGGTAGTTGATAAAATTTGGTCGGTTAGAAAGTTTGTTTGCAATCAATAAGATACACTCACCTACGTAGTTTGAAAGTCTAGGTTTAGGAGTCTTATTTTCTTTTGCTTCTAAAACTAAAACTCTATGCTTTGAAAGTTCTTCAAATAATTTTTTGTTATCTACGTAGTGAGTTGTTGTTCTCATGTTTATGCCTTAGTGTGTTACTTTATTCTTTGGAGTTAATTTTGATTTTGATGTAGGCAAATCATCTTTTTCTCCCCGAAGTTTTCGTTTGATTGCGTCTTGTAAAATAAGAGTAGCAGCAGTAGCACCAGCAATAGTTTCTGGAATAGAGAATAGTTCTGAATATTGAACCATAACATCATAAAAGTTAATGAATGTAGGACTTGGCGTATATGAACTAATCACTTGATTCTTAAAGATTGAAGCAAAATCACTATTACACAATACGGAATAACTCTTTAAATATAGAGCCGTTGATCCATTATCAAGTGTCATATTATAGATCGTCAATGGCTTTTCAATACGATAAACAGTAGGATCGTCATACTCGCCATCAATCAAACCAATCACATCATCGCCATTTGAAAGTTTCAATACTTTGTAATATTTCATGTTAAGCCTATACTATAGATTTTTGATTCAAATTTTTCTTCGTTGTAGATCTTCATTCTTTCTACGAAGTGATCTAAACTGTAGTTCTTCTTTGCTTTCCACGTTAAATCATCTGCAAGATCAAATAGAACACAACCATCTTTATTCTCACCTAATCTTAAACCACGACCAATTGATTGAAGATTCCTGATCCTTGATTTGGAAGGAGAAGCAAAGATGATGTTATGAAGATTACGAATATTGATACCCGTTGAGAACGTACCGTACGAAGCAATGATGATTGCATCTTTTTCCATCTCAACAAGTCGCCGAATGTCTTCGCGATCACTTGCACCTATTCCACCATGAACAAAATATACTTGTCTGCCAGATTCAACAGAACTAGAGATCAAGTCGTATAGTATTTTACCATGTTTTTCAATATATTGGAATAGCAAAAGCGTGTTTCCATTCAAAGAAAGTGCAAGTTTTTTAATGAAGTTGTTTCTTTTTTGTGATGAAACAATGAAGTCTATCTCATCTTGATACTTCATTTTGCTTACGGATTTTGATTCTTCATCGGAATACTTAAGAACTAAACACTTAATCTTAAATGATGATAAGTGCTTTTGATCCATCAGTTCTTTCGTGGTAGTAACCTTTTTAACTGGACCAAACAAGCCTTCAAGAACCAAACGATGAGTCTGCGTGCCATCAAGAGTTCCTGTAAAACCAAACCTGTATTTGCATTGGTCTAGGTTGGATAGGATCTTAGTTAAGGACTTTGCTTTAAATAAATGTGCTTCATCACCAATCACCACATTAAACTTATTGAACCAGGCTTTAGGCATCTTATAGACTGATTGCCAAGTTGTGATTACTATAGGTTGATTTGTTTCTTTTTCTTTTCCAGAATAGATCATATGGCAATATTTTTCAGAGTCAAAGCCGTATGATTGGAAATCAGAATACATCTGTTGGACAAGTGAAGTGGTAGGAACAATTAAGAGGACATTATTCCTAAAAAACCTGTACCATCTTATTAAGAGGTAGATGATAAGAGATTTGCCTGAGGCTGTAGGAGATAGCATCATTGCTCTATGGTTTCTTACGGCATGAGCAAATGCTTCTATTTGATAGTCTCTTGGTTCTATCTTGATACCATAAGACTGAATCTCTTGTTTAGCATCAACAAGACTAAACTCAAAAGCTGCGTTATCATATAAGTATTCTACTTTATACTCACGTTCTAGAGCAAACTTCTCTATGTATTCTGTAAGACCAGCATAGAGAAGACAAGTAGACGTATTGAAAAGGTGGATCTCACCATTCCACATACCAGAACGGTATGCAGGTGTAAACTGATATCCTGGGACTTTAAAAGTGAAGAATGAATCAATCTCCTTGGCCATCCAAGGTTCACATCTCAATTTCACATAAAGTTCATTAATCTTTTCAATACGAATTAGTTCCATTATGCTCCCACTTTAAATTTCTCCCAGTCAATCGCTGATTTCAGTTGGTAACCACGATTGTTTACACTTTTGATGATGTTTTCCAGAAAGTCAATTTTTTCTTTCTGATAGTCCATCTTTAGACTGAGTTCAATTAGATCTTTATCACTATCTAGATATATATGAGCATCAGATTTAAGGATCTTAAGACCATTAGGTTCCCAACCAAACTCTCTCAGAATTTCTTGAGAGATAGATCCATTATAGTACTCAAACTTATGTCGGTAAAGAACCTTATAGTCTTTTTCAAGTTTCTTGAGAGTAAGTCTTTCAGCAGAAAAGAACTTAAAGTACTTCGAATGTAGCTGAGATACACGTAGACTTTCTTCACCTAATTCAGTTCTATCTATCTGACAATCTTTAGTCCATAGATCTTGTATTTCTTCTAATTTCATTACTATACCAATTATAACTAATATACTTTATTATGAAAAACCGATAGGTAGATTATACCTATCGGTCCATATAATGTATATAGCCTAAAGCATATTTATGTTAAATTTTCTGCAGGCAAATGTAGCGGTGGCTTCAACATATTGGATGTCGGTTAGACGTGAATCAAACTGAAGTGCAGATAACCCTATTGGGAAAAGGTCTATGAAGGTAACTTCAAGGTGTGGATTCATTGCGGAAGTGAGTATTGTTAAAGTGGCATCAGAATACAGTGCATTACCAGACCCAGGTAATGCATTACCTGAGTTACCACCAAAGGTCTTATTGGCCAAATCTTTATATTGGTCAAATGTATCAGGAAACCCTATTGCAGTTAACCAATTATAGATCTCTCTATAGTTAGCTAAATCTTCATCAACTCTAAACGTGAGAGATATATTATCAAACCGAAGATGGTCACCGCCTACAGGAAACACAATAAATGGGTTTGATACATCAGTTCTAGCTAAAGAGACGGTTGGAATGTTTATCGATTGAATAAACCAATTCATATTTGGAGTCTTCTTGACGGAAAACTTATAACCAAATGGAGACAGGAAATTCTTGTTTGATGGTTGATTATCAGTCGCTGACATAATGATTCTCCTTTTTCAATATTTATAAAACAAAGGAGAACATTGCGTTCTCCCTAATAACATAGAAGATTTATTCTTATTATAAAAAGAAGGGGACTTGCGTCCCCTTCTTACGTTACAAGTACCTAATCTTACATTAGGTTGGTAACTAGCACTCTGCGATAGTATAGGTTTGTATCTTCTGATACTGCACCTAGGCCATAAGTTGTTCCCTGTGCATATGGGTTGGCTACGATACCATAGCGGGTCTTGAAGCCAATCTTTGGCTGGAATGAACCCTGGTCTACTGCACGAACCATCTGGAGAGGAACGTATGGGCAATAGAAGATACCGGCATCGAATGCACTTGAACCCTTATAACCAACTGTTAGATAGTTACCAGTGGTATATGGATCAACATATACACGAATGCGACCATTTAGAACACCAGCAAAGGTGTTGCCTGTGTCATCGACATTAAGCTGGTTGCTGTTTAGAGCAGGAGCATAGTCGAGAACGCCGGCCATCTGAAGAGCAGAAGCTACGTCAGAAGAGCAGACGATTAGGTTGCCCTTGCCCCGACGTGTATCTTTTGCAATTTGATTACATTCACGTTCAACCTGGAACATGAGGCCCTTGAACTTTTCAACTGACCAACGACCGTTGGAGTCAGTATCAAGGTCGAAGATACCAGCTGTAGTTGTACCAGTGTTGGCACCACGAGCAGCAGATAGGTTGATGGTACGAACTACTTCGCGATTGATTTCAGCAAGAATTTCAGCTGAAAGAATGTTGCTTAGTTCGGTTTCAGCATCAAGACCATGAATTGCTTTTAGGTCCTGAGCTAGTTCCATCGTGTACTCAGCCTTTAGAGCACGTGTCTTAGCAGTAACTGTAACCTTCTCAATGGAGAAAGCCATTTCTGGGAAAGATGTGCCACCGGAAATACCTAGGGCTTCAGCATTGGCTGTTGCCATGCCGGTGCCATAGTTATAGGCGTTGCCATAAGCAAGGTTAGCAGTAACTGATGTGTTACCAGGAACTGTACCAACATGCTGCTGACCGATTGTGTTAGAACCAGCTGTAAGTGTGGCAAAACCCGTATTGGCTTCGTTGTAGAATGCTTCTACGCCGGAGTTTGAGGAGTTGCTGTACTTAGCACGCATTGCAAAGATTAGGCCTGTTGGACCAGTCATTGGCTGAACGCCGCAGATGTCATAGGCAATTAGGTTTGGCATGGAACGACGAACTAGTGAAATAAGCACTGGATCGAAGTTGTCGATGTCATTACCTGTCTGGTTGGCATGTGTTGCTTCGCCTAGAAGACGCTGACCACCAAGCTGACGACCGGTTTCACGGAGAGCCTGTTCGGTATTTTCTAGGATTACTGCGGTTACAGCGCGACGATGAGCATCTGTGATCCTTGGTAGATCTGGGTGCTCTAGTACTGGCTGCCACTTTCTTTGAGCTTCTTCAGTTAGAATCATTGGTTTTTCTCCTTTGTTAGCAACTAATTATTTGCTATTTCTCTATTTATACAACAAATGTTTTTTACTTAACAGTAGTTCTTGCAATGGCGTTCATATACTGAGCCATCGGGCCTGTTGTTACCTTTGGCTCTTCGCCATCGAATGACTCTTCGAGAAGACGTGAAGTCTTTCTAACGGTATTTGATGGGAAATATGTCTCTTTAATAACGTTCAACTTATTCTTAAAAGTATCTACGTCATTAAATTCTACACCTTCAGAAAGTGTCTTTAGCTTTTCAATTTGAGTGGCAGCTAACCCTTCTGCAACCTCAGAAAAAATCTCATCGCTAACTTTTTCATTGAAAAGATTAACTAGTTCGATATTTTCATTGAGCTTTTCATTAAGAGCTTCTTCAAGTTCCTGAACACGGCTTGATAGCTCTTCTACTACATCAACCTTCTCTTCTGGAATGTCAATGTAATGTTCAACAAATAGGTTCTTTAGACCGTTAATGAAATCTTCAGTTACTTCAGAACGGAGTGAAGACTGAATAGCAATTTCATTTTCCTTAACCCACTCTTCTGCAACGTAGTTGAGATACTTATCAAGCTGTTCAACTAGTTCTGCAATCTGTAGAGTTGTTTGTTCTTCGAGGGCTTGAACTTCTTCAACAAGCTTAGCTTCATATAGAGCATCGAGCTCTTGAATAGCTTCAGTAAGTGTTGAGTGAAGAGCAGCTTCAAAAAGTGTTGAAGCTTTATCTTTGAACTCTTCAGAAAGTTCTTCACCATCAAACATAAGTTCCATATGTTCTTTAGCGGCAATTGTTGCGGCATTCTTAGCAGCATCGCCAACTGAAGCGGTGTTTACGTTGTTTTCTGGATCTGTATCTTCTACACCAGTAACACCATCGCTTAGAGCTTTGGAAGCTGCATTGCCCTGCTTCTTGCTGTTGCCAGGGGCTTGAGCTTGAACGCCGGTAGGATCAGCGGCCATCGAAGCGCCAGTAGCGCCACCGCCAACTGGTGCTGTTTCATTTAGTTCTTCAAGAAGAACATTTTTAATTACGTCTTTTAGACTCATTGTAATTAACTCCTTTAACTAGGTTTTAGTATATTTATTAAACCTTATATTTTAACTAATTCATCAATAAAATTTTTGAATACTTTAAGCTTTGCTTCTTCAAGTTTTTTACGTGAAGTTTTCTTAATAGTGGTTTTCATTTCTTCAAGCTTTTGTGCTTTAAGAAGACCATTATCCCACACCCATTCAACACCTTCCATGATTCCACGAACAAAAGCATCAGGTGCAGAAGGATCAGCTACAATATCAGCAGCAGTAGCTAAATGGAAATCATCTTGAACTTCCATAAAACCTTGCTTATTTTCGCGGATTGAACCCATACCACGCGTAGAAACACCAAGAGAAGCACCTTCATCCATAAGGTTCTTTACTATGTTACCCATAGGAGTATCCATAATCTTTGCCCGACCAATGAAGTTGGATCCGTCTTGACGAAGTTCTTTGATCATGTGTGATACACGATCTAGATTAATAGAAGGACCACTTGGATGTCCAAGTTCGCCATAAGCTCTGTTCTGTTGAACTGCTTCTTTCATATAACGAGCACATTCTTTTTCTAGAATAGAAACAGGATAAACTCTTCCGTTTCTATTCTGAAGATCGGCTTGCATGAATACGCCTTCAATGAAGTAATCTTTCTTACCAGATTCTTTAGCTTCTGTAACGTAACGTACGTTTTCTACTTGTTCGCATATAAGTTTCATGTTTGTTCCTTAAGCAGTATAACCTGTGCTAGTTGGTGTCTTTTGTACTTCTATCATTAAGAAACCAATGGCTGAAGTCACAAGGTTAGCAACAACGTTGGCCGTTGCATCAATCATAAGTGAAGAACCACAACCGGCAAAATCCAAATAACCTGATTCAGAAAGAACAAGTACTGTGTTTGCACCACGCTTTACAGTCCAGTATCCAGCAGGAGCACCCCACCAGATCTGAGTAATGTTACCACCAGTAAGCGTTTCATATACTGTGCTGTTACCAGAAGCAATATTACTGACTGATGAGTTACCAGCAATCACTACAGTTGAATTAGCCGTAACATGAATTACGGCTGATAGACCATTTCTATTGATAACTGTTGCCATGATTACTTACCTCGTTTAGCGGCATAATAAGCAGCTAAAGCCATTTGTCTACGCTTTTCTTTAGACTTACCAGCAAACTTTGGATCCTTTGAATTAACAAAGTCATCGATATATGCACCAGCACCCATTGAAGGAGTTAGAATCTCATCAAGCTGAACGTCTTCTTTCATGCAGCATGAGCATGAACCACCCTTTTTATAAGTCTTGCTACATTCTTTACATGTTGCTTCTAAGAGACCTCTAAGGAATGGATTGAGAACTAGTTCATTTTCAGATTCGTATGAATTATTCTGCATTGTACGCTTTGCAACGTCTTCAATCTTTCCCTGTTTTGCTTTTCCTTCTAATGAAGAAGTTGTTCCGGTGTCAGTTCCATCTTTAGGAAAATGTTTTGTTTGTGGTAGACCATACCTTTTTAAAAGTCTATCCATTTTTTCTTGAGGAGACATTTTTCGACTTTTTCTTGCTTCATCAAGTTCAGTTTCTTCTTTTTGAACTTTATTAGCCGCATTCTTAATTTTCTTATATCGATCAACATATGCTTTGCCAGCTCTAAGTGGATCGCCATGCTTAGCAATTAAGTCCATAGCTCTTTCTTTAGAGGGAGCAGGAACTCCGGCTTTTTGCAAAGGAAGAAGGAATTTGAAATGATCAGAGTGTGTGTCTTCACTAACAAATTCTTCATTCTTTGGATCAGTATATCGTTTTCCTGATGCATAATCCATTGTTTTATCAGCAAATGTTTTCTTCTTCTTATATTTCTTTTCAATATCTGAAGCTAAATTCTTACGACCATATTGATTTCCTAATTTATTCATTGTGTCGCGAATACGTTCACTGCGACTCCGCGAATCACGGGTTGAATCAGATGATTTAGAATTATTTTCTGGATCATCAAATCTAATTTCTTGATAGTCTTCATACACCTGTTCATCTTCACCTGGGTTATAGCCGTGCTTAGGTGTACGATCTACAGACTTAACATTGGTTGCATTAAAGACATCATCTTTATTGCCATTAGCATCTTCTGTTTTCTTAATAACGTGCTTCTTGACGAAACGATCTTCGTCAGCTGACTTAGGCTTATAGAGTTCTATGATGTCTTTAATAGTCTTCATCTTCTTCTCCGGTTTCTATATCGTCGTCAGATAATTCGATCTTATCATCAATTTCCAAATCATCTACTTCAATATCATCAAGAGTTTGCTCGAGGTCTTCATCGTCAAAATCGTCTTCATCTGGATCATTACCAAACATCGAAGCTGCGACTTCTTGTTTTTGTGCGTCTATTATTTCTAATGCTTTTTGACCAAGTAGTTCTTTAAACGTAGAACCAAAATCTATTGGCTGGTTATCAGCAGCATATTTAACTAAATCGATTACTTCTGCCATGTGTATCTCCTATTTATAAATTACTTTTTTGGTGGTTCTTCGCCAGGAGGTGGAGCCAACTGTATAATACCAGCTTTTATTTCATTATTTATTTCGGTCATTACGGTTTGCATTTCAGCTTCATCTTGACGTAATATATTTCGCTTAATCCATTCGGTTGAATAATACTTACCAACATATGGATCAGCTTCAGACATGATAGTATTTCTTTCACGAATGATTTCTAAGTCTTTAAGTTGTGCAAATTGATTATCTTTAGAATATTGAAACTTAAATTTGTTTGCAAGTGTAGGCCATTCTTCTGGTGCAATAATTCTTTTTAAAACTAGTTGTTTCTCTAATGCATCAAGAAATAGTTCACTAAACTTAGTTTGTAATCTTGAGATGAACTTAGTAAACTTAACTTCGTCTCTTGTAATTTCTGTAGCACGACCCATAGTATATGTGTTATCAGGTTCAAGTCGGTTGACAGGAACATTTAATGACTTATAAAGGTTACGTTGGAAGTACTTAACATCTTCAAGATCACCCGCTAAGTGACCAGCAGGAAGAGTTGAGATCTCAGTACCTCGACCACCTTCTCGACGTGGTAACCAGAAGTCTTCTAACATTGTCATAAATTTACGATCATCTCGAACTTCACCAGTAGATGAATCATAAACTACACGATTCTTAAAACGAGTCATAATATCACGAAGATATTGCTCAGCTTTCATCTTTGGAAGATTACCTACATCAATATAAAATATCCGACGCTCTGGTGCACGTGATATCTTATAGATAAGTGTAGCATCTTCAAGAGTTCTAAGTTGGTTTAGTGCTTTAATAGCTTTATGTAAATGCCCTAAAACCAATTGATTATTTTTATCAAGAACACCAGAATTAACTCCAAGAATAGCATCAGCAGAAATCTTTAAGCCATTCGAGCCAAATGCATTTGAAGTAGCAGAGATATTTGTTTGGAATCCCTTGTCATTATAAATGTAATATTCTGATTCCACTTGAGTAACAGAAACACCAGAATCAGCTATTGGTTTTCTTTTCATCTCACGTACTTTACGAATCTTACGTGGATCTACATATCGTAATTCTTTAATACCATTCTGTGGTGCCTTCTCGTCAATGATAACATGATAGACTAAGCGACCATCTACATACCAACGACGAAATACATCATAGGATCTTGTATTGAATTCAAATAGTTCAAGAAGATAATTGAATTCAGCAGTAATAAGATCTTTAATTTTTGGTGCAACTGGAAGATTTTCTAGATTAAGATGAACGGCACCTTTATCTTCTTCATCGGAGATTGCTTCATTCACAATATCGGAGACAGCAGCATCAATTTCAGGATGCATTGCCATCTCTCGATATTTAGTAACGAGTTCTGCTTCAGACTTAGCTGATCCTTCAAGATCAACGTAAGTGCCATAAGCACCGCCTGCAGCAACTGCAACGGCACCGTCATCGAAGACTGGAGGCGCAAAAGAAACTACTTCGTCTTTTTTACGCTTAAATTGAAATCCAAAAATGCTTGCCATTATATTTTTCCACTAAAAAATGGGGGCAAAGATACCCCCATGTTTATTAAGTACCACCAGCGTTGCCGGTGATTCCTCCAGAAACTTCCCACCAATCATATTCAAATGTCACTTGAAATTTTTGAATTTGGTCTGTTGCATTCCAATCTAGACCCATTGCAGCTACACTTGTTGGAAACAATCCATTGAACTGATATGTTCTAATTGGAATACCAGTCTTTGAGTATTGAACTACTTGTGCTTGTGATTTATAAAGCAGTGGTGAAGCTGAACCAAATTGAGTAATATTTCCTTCATGACTATTTATTGAAGTTAGCCATGATTCCATTGCATTACGGATAAGGAAATCTTCATCGTTAATTACTTGAACAGTCCATGCACCAAAAACTCTATCGCCTGCAATCTTAACCTTACGACCAAAATAAGAAACTTGAATCATACCAATGGTTGATTCTGGGATTGATGCAGCTTCAACCATGAATGGTACTTTAATATCCCCAGCGCTATTAGCTGGGTTTTGAATTGTGACCTGGAAGAGCGATGGTCTTGCTCCTCCAAGTACTAATTGACTTCTGATTTCATTTACATTAAATGCCATCTAAGCTCTCCTATATAGTTGTTTTATTTATCTTTAGATTAAAAACCCTGACCAACTACTTCAGAGAATTCTACACCGGATCGCACTGCAACAAAGTTCAATTGGATATAATTAATTGCACGAGCAGGTTTAACGTAGATGTCACCTACAAACTCATTTCTATCAATGACTCCCTGGGTATTATTTGTGCTATCACACACTACCTTGAAGTCATAGATGCCGCGTCTTCCTTTGATGTCTCTGAGGAAAGGTTCAACGATATTCTTGAACTGAGCCCGTGTAAATTCATCATTAAACTCAAAGAGTAGACCCTTAGCAGCACGTGCAATAGTCTTCTCGAGAACAATGAATAGTCGACGAACGTTGATTCGATCAAAAGCACTTGGAGTACTAAGTAGAGTCTTATCGCCGTAAAGAACTGTTCCTTGACCTGGGAAAGTAACTACTGGGTTTACGTTGTTCTTATAAAGAAGATCGCGATCAGCTTTGCCTGGGTTAAAGGCAAGTTTAATCACATTCTTAATTTGACCACGATTGAAACCGGCAGGTGAGAACCAAGGATCTCTTACGCTATCAGTACGAACAGCCAAACCAGCTATATCACCATTAAGTGGGATATAACGATAAACATCATTGTACTTATCGTACTGATACTTGTATCCTGAATCTAGTACTGCATATGAAGTAGAAGTAAGTGCATTACGGAAATCAACAATATCTTGTGATTCAGTTTTACCTGCATTCTGAACAACGTCAGCACGATCAGGAGAAATAAAGGCTACACAGTCTTTACGGACAGAAGCAATATTATCAATTAGATAATTTGCAAGCTGTGCATATTTATTGCCTGCCGTTCCTCTTGCTTTACCCTGTAGTAGTAAAGAAACATCAACATCGTCTGGTGACTTAAACTTATCATATGCTAAAGCAAGTGCTGCATTAGTAACAGTGCTTTCATCAGCACCATCAGATCCATTAACAAATGAAAGAGTAAATGGCTTTGAGTTTGTTGAAGAAGCAATATTTAATGCAGTATTAGATGGAGCACCTGAACGATCTGTTGCCCACCAAATGTAATTGGAGTTATCATTTAGAACAGTCTTGTAATAATTAATGGTACCATCATTGGTCTTTGCATCAGTTGCTCTCGATAGACCTTTATAGACTTCTAGAATTGTCCCAGGAACTCCTGTAAACTTGCCATCTTCATCGGCAACAACGATATGAAGTTCATCATTTGCTGCGGTGTTACCAAAGTTTGCCACAAATTCAGATTGACCAGGAGCAGAATCTACATAATTAAAATATTCCCAATCTCTCACAATTGTGTTTGAACTATAATCTGAAGATAGAGTATATTTGGAAGCAAGATTTAATGTAATCGTAGCAGCACCGGTGTTTGTACCGGCAGAGTTATTTACAAGAATGCTTACATTAGAAATTTTAAGATATTGTTTGCCAATTGAACTGTTACCTACTTCTAGAATATCACCAATTGAGAATAGGTTTGCAACAGTATTTGCATAGGGTACAGGAGTACTACCGGTCAACACTGCAGTATTTACCAAAGAAATAGTGGCGGTATTGGTACCAACAGTAAATGCAATCTTCGTAGCAGTTGCATTACTGAATGATGTATTGGCAGTGCCAACAGTATTGCCAGAAAGAAAATCGATGGTTTGTGTGTATTGATTAGCAGCACTGCAAACAGAAACTTTAAGTGAGTTTCCTAGTGCACCAGGATACTTAGCAATGAACTGAACACCAGATTCAAAACTTGCAACTTTTGTATCATAATCATCAGCATTGAGAACTAGATGAACTAAGTTGCTGGTAATTGAGGTGCTATTTGCCATAGCAGAAAGAACACCAGTTGCACCAGTTGCATCAGCCGTATTTGCTGCACGGCTTACGTACAACTGATTTCCATATGCTAAAAAGTTTGCAGCTGTAAAGAATGTTTCTGGGTTAAAATTAGTTGGTTTTCCAAACCGAGCAACTAAATTTTCTTCTGAGTCTACAAAGACTAGTTTGTCAATTGGACCCCAACGAAATACACCAGCAAAAGCACCTTCTGTAGTTGCTGCGCCAGGCACAATTGTGGTTAAATCAATTTCGGATACATTAACTCCGGGACTTACTTGAAATGCCATTTTTTATTCTCCCTCTCGAAAAGGTGATTAATCTATGTTCTAGTATTTATATTTCTTTGGTTTTAATCATTATCGTAAAAGAACTTATCAAAATCACTCATTTCAACTATTGCTGGCGGTGGCATTCCAGTATCAACTATACCAAATGGGACCATATCTTCTTCGATTTGTTTCATCTTAGCTTCATACAATGCTTTTCTAAGATCAACACTATTTATTTCTTTAAAATAACGAGTAGTTATGAGCCAAGCAAACATAACTAATGTCATAACTAAGTCATCATGATAGCCCTCATCAGCTTCAAAGCTACCTCTCTTTTCAATGAATGTTGAAATCTCAGAGATAGTGTCTGCATCAGTGATAAGGAGTTTGCCAGTTTCTATTAATGATTTTAAGTTATGGCAACCAATTCTTTTTACTTTACGATCCATTACTATGCCTGGACGCATGCTCTTGCTTGCAAATCCAGATGTAATTGTCTGACTACTTTTTTCTTTAACAGAAAATAAAATATTATCATATTCTAATTCTGTATGAAGAATATATGCTACTTGTTCATTTACATTCAATTCAATTAAACAGAATGCATCATTATATTTTTTACCAACCTCATTAATCACATTGGGATAAAGCAATGGACTAATTACGTTGTTCTTATACTTAGCAGCAATTCTATATGGAATAGTGGATATATCAACGACCGTGAACGCAGAGAAGTCACCCCCAACTCCTTTTGCAGTATCGACGGTCATGACATAAACCGCATGTGGTTCTGGTTCTAAGAATATATCTAGACCATCATAACTATGAATAGGATCAATAATTGACATCTTAGATATAGCATCAGAACCAATAAGAGTTGCAGATGACCCAAGGAAGTTACAAAGAACTTCTTGATTAAACTTGAGTTCACCTAATTGTCTCTTTTGTTCTTCAAGCCATTTATCATCTCTACCAGGAATCTCGTGGTATGGAATAAACAATGGCACAAAGTCATTACGATTATTCTGTGCATCATTCCAGAATTTCCAGAAATGATTATATCCATACGGCGTAGAAGTAATGATAATCTTTGTCGTCTGACCAGCAGAAACTACAGGATATACAGAAGTAAAGAATTGTTCAGCTACATTATTTGGAATAATTGCTGCTTCGTCGATATACAATAAGTTAACTGACTGAGAACGAATACCCGCCGCCGTCGTTGCTGCCGTAAAGATCTTAGATCCATTCTCAAGTTCAATATCGCCTTTATTCCAATTGACCACACCTTGTTGCATCCATTTGGGTAAGTTCTCATACATCAGCTGATATCTTGCAAGAATACCGCGAGCTGTTGCGGCTTTATTTGCTAAGATAGCTACGTTCTTATGAGATTGGAAAACCGTATACCATAAGATATAGGCAACTGAAGTAGTAGTCTTACCTTGTTGCCGACCTTCCATAACGATAACTTTACGGTTCTCATTAATGACTTTTATCTTATTCTTCTGACAATCGTAAAGCTCAAACTTAATCAGACCATGATCAAGAGTTTCAATATAGCAATAATTTAATATAAAGTACTCTGGATCTTCAGAGGCTTTTATGTATTCTTCAATTTGTTCTTTTGTAAAATTAAATTTTACATTAGATTTCTTTAGAAGTGGGTTACCAAGATATGCTTCACTCATTTATTCTTTATTAACTTCAATAGTTCAGAGGTTGAGATGTATAAGTTATTATTTATGGTCTTATTACCATCAACATCTTTACCTTTTTCAATACGATTCTTTTTCTCAGCAAGCTCTAATAGATCTTTGCTTGAATCGGATAATGATTTAATAAGTGTTGAGACTACTTCATAACTTCGTGGGTGCTGAGATAAGTCTGCAACATCAAGCATCTTATCTAAAGCAATAGAACCTTTTTCGAGAATAGAACGAATGTTCTTTCGAGCAAAATCATAATCATCATCAGAGCTTGGGATGTATTCCACTTGCTCATCAAATGCAGCAATGTCTAATGAGTCAGCAATAATTTTATTGGAGTTCATTGGATTATATCTTCATAACTGTCAAACTCAGTAATAAACCCATAGTTCTCACTTGCATCAATTTGCGAAATATCAACTGATAGTGAAGCATTTGATGTTGGAGAACCATTGGCAAGTAAACCGGGTCTTACAGTTATTCTTGATGCAATATCAGTTACGCCTACAGAATCATCTATATTCTCAGTTTTAGCCACATAGATATTTGTATTGACTGTCTTAATGATTGAACCTTTCTTAATTGGTCCAAACAAGTATGCTTTCATCGCAAAATCAAGAGTCCAAACTATAGCCCGGCGATTCATGAAATCACCTTCATATGTATCTTGAGAACCAATCGTTTTTAATATAATTGGAATATCTACATTTAAACCTAATTGAGGTATTAAATTAGCAGTGATAGTCCATTCAGGTGTAAAATAAGGTAAGATCTGTTCTACGATACGCGTACCATCATCAACATTTTTTACCATTACGTATAAAGTAAATCCAATATCATATGGCACTGATTGATACTGATATGCTAATGATGCTGTGTTTGCGCTATTTACTTTAACGCTCCTATTAAGCGTATTCAATTTTCTATCTGATGCATAACTAATAGACGTAATTTCAAATGCCATTCTTGGAAGAACCATTGCTGGACGATTGAATGTTGGATCACCTTCAAGACGCGAAAGGAACTTTTCTTTAGGCCCATATGATAATGGAACTTTCATCGATTGAACAGTTTCATTATTGCTGTTTATGCGATTAATATAAATTTCATTAAACAATGTGCCAAACATGATAACATATTTTCTGAGGGAACCATGATAGAACTGACTAAACATTAAAAGTCACCTTCAGAAAAAGGATTTAAATCTGTAAAGTTTATAACTTCATCAGCTTCAGTTTGAATATCTTGATTATCTTCAAAGCTTGCACCAACTTGTGTAGTGAAATTGTATTGCTCTTGAACTAAATCATATCCATCTTCATCCGTAATAACATATGAATCTTCAGTAAGCATAGCATATTGAGACATATCAAAAGAATACTTCTTCTGAAGAATGTCTATGTCTGCAATTCCAGTATTCAATACTTCATTTGAATATTCCCATAACTCACATTCTAGATCATACGTTTGTAAAGCACCGAGTTGATAGAAAACAGATTCATGTTCTACAAATTTAATTACAAATACTTTTGTGTTTAGAGGAAAATAGATGAGATCTCCTTCTTGAGGACGATCGAGTGCTCTATAATTTCCAATTTCATCAAAGAAAACTCGACGAGCAATTGTGAAAGTCATCTGATCACGAACTTGCAAATTGAACTTTGACAAGAAATCGCCTTCACCTTTAAAGCCCATAACATTCTTAATATACATCTCAACCATGAACTGTTCATTGTATTCAGAGATTGAATCTTCACCATAGATCTTATCTTCATTCTTTAATGATCTTGGAAGATAAAAACAGTCATGCCCATAGATTCGAATTGACTCTATAACAAGATCTTCAATTAAGCTTTGTTCTTGACTTGAACCAAAATTATTAAAGAAGACGCTTGTTGCCACGATCAGCCGACCATATCAAGTACGGGTAAACTGAAAGAATGAATCATTTCATGTTCCAGTGTATCAATTTCTTGAATTGCTTCATTGTAAAGAGTCTGACCATTAAATTGAACTCCACCCGGAAGAGTCATTCCAGTAAACTTACTTAGGTTAGCCCCCCATTGACGCTTAATTAAAGCAGTAGCATATCTCATTAACCATTGATCTTTCCATACATCAACGTAGTCAGTTGGATCTACGATCTGATAAGCTTCAACTAAAAGATATTCACCATCTTGTAAAGTGTTCCAATCCATGTCAACATATAGCTTATTCATATTTCGATTGTAACGAATCGGTTGCTTACCAACAAGCATCTCAGCAATCAATGAAAGGTTTTCCATCACCATAAAATATGGAAGCATTGATACCGAGGTTAGTGTGTATAGATCGTTTAAAGCAATCTGATAACGAATATTGAAAAGATCATCAGATCGAATAGATGGATCAGCTATTGAAAATATACTAACCGCACCAATAATATTCTCTGGAAGTTCAATATACTTATTAGCTCTATCGGTTGGTGTTACAGCATGTTTATAATAGATCTTCTCAGCACCATCAAAATGGTAGTCCCAATAATAACGCAAAGCATCATCAATACGATCTTCTACCTGATCTTCATCTACGTTAATCTCGATGACAGGGTTACCTAGTCTGCGTAAGCAATATTCTTTGAATGCAACACGAGTTGTTGGAATAGCCATTTTAATCTCCGAGATTTATAGAGTATTTATAAGTTGTCATGTTATGTCCCTATTGCTGACCAGTATAGTAACGTGTTTGTGGCATTAGCCGTTTTAACCGTAATAGCGCTAGTGCTGATTGCTGTTATCTGAGCACTGAATGTTGAGCTGTATGTGCTATTTACAGCTGATACTTGCGCACTATACAGCGCCGTAAAGGTTGTTGGAAAATTTACAGAAGCAGTGGTTGAATTTGCGAGGAAATTACCCCACTGCATTAAAAGACCATTTGGTAATCTAGAATATCCGTTTGCTGATATACTTGAAGTACCTAACGTTAATGTGTTAGAACCAACGTTAGCTGAAGTTGCAGCGTAGAATGTCGCGGTATTAACTTGACCAGTGATGTTTATAGCGGCAGCATTAACCAATGTAGCATTAGCAGTAAATGTAGTTCCAACGGTATGGCTGGCA